AAATATTATAATTAGCAGTTATAATATCATATAATATATTTTTCAATTCATATGTTGATAAATCTTCTAATTTTTCTTTATTATAATTTTTTTTAAAAAATAAAATATGTCTTATTAAATCTTCTTTATTTAAAAAATCTATTTGATATATATCTTTCACAAGATTTTCGATATCTGATAATTTTGCTCTACTACTTCTTATACTTATTTTATCTTCTCCTTCTTCATCTAAAATACGCGCATATACTAATATTCTTTCACCTTTACCAAAAGAAAAACATAAATCTTCTTTATTTGGTAAAAAATTTAATTTACATTGTATAGGATTTAAACAAAAATCTTCGTCTTTTCTTAAATCCCAATGATATTTCATTAAAGAACATGGGAAAGCATCACCTTTTTTAACATTATCCTTTTTTTTCATAGCTGGATCAATAGTCTCTCTTGTCCATCCATTATAAACATATCTATTACCATTACAAGTAATACCTACGATTGAATGAGAACCAAGACTAAAGTCATTAAAATTATTAATAAGACAACTATCCAATTTATATTTAACACCATTAAAAGTTATAATATCTTTATATTCTTCAATTCCATCATCTGTAATATCATATTTAGATAAATAAAAGTTTTCTGCTAAATTATTTTTTTTCATAATTTTAAAAACTTTTCCTGATGTATGTTCTCCTAAATCTGTATGTTGTAAAGTAATAAAATCTGGTATTTCTTGAATTGTTCTTAAATTATTATCATATGCTTGTGCTATTTTTTTTTGATTAAACCCAAATCCTACTGTATTATCAGGTTTCATATTATAATTAAGACATTGGTCTATACCAATTATTTTAGTATTACTTTCTCTATCATAAGTAATATCAATTATTTTAGGATTTAAATATGAAATAAATTTAATGATAAAATCATTTATAAATCCAAAACTTATAATATTTTTTTGAATATTATTTTTGAAAAGAATTTCTAAATCTCTTAATCCATATTGTTTTAGAAATTTAAATAATATTAATTGAGGTTGTATCTTAGTATAATAATTAGCAATCGATGGATCATTATAATTCTTTTTAAGAATATTTTTTAATATATTTAAAAATTTATTATTTTTATCCCATGTTTTACTTGCCTTAATCATGATTTTTCGCGCATTTTCACTATATAAAACGGCCATTAATATTGAATTAAACCAACACGAACCAACATATTGAGGAATAACTTTCAAATCATTACATGTATCATCCATTATCTATAATATATTAGTTATTTTAATTATTCCTCAAATCTTTTTAATAACCATTCAGCTATATTTGATTTTTGATTATTATTATAATTAAAATTTAACTAATTTAATAACATTTGTTTTAAATTATTATCAGTTTTTTTCAAAATATTCATTTAAATATTCTTCTAATTTTTCGCCACTTAAATTATAAATTGATTTCTATAAGTAAGTGATATGGAGAAAAATGGTTTTCTATTTTTTTTAATAAATTCTTTTAAATACGCTTCAGTTAAATCGAAGGATAATGACTTTTCTTTTATTGGATTATGATAAGCCATTAATATATAATTTAATAATTCATGTCTAAGTTCATCTATATTAGATTTTTTAAATTCTTCATCTAAAAAAGATTTTAAATCTTCTTTATTTGTACCTTTATATTTTGGTAAAATAAAATATAAAAGATGTTCTTTTATTTCATCTTCTGTAAGATAATCTATTGAATACATATCTTTTAAAAATTCAATAGAGTTTGATAATTCAATCTTCTTATTATTTAATGATGATAATTCATCTAATATGCGAACATATACTAATATTCTTTGACCTTTAGCAAAAGAAAAACACAAATCTCTATCATCTTTATTACCTAATTTACATTTTTTAGTATTTAAACAAAAATCTCCATCATTTCTTAAATTCCAATCATATTTTATTAAAGGACATGGAGAATTATTAACCGACAACCAACCATTATAAACATATCTATTACCATTACACGTAATTCCGACAATAGAATGTCGAGGATCATTAAAATTACTAATAAGACAACTATCTAATTTATATTTAACGCCATTAAAAGTTATAATATCTTTGTATTCTTCAATACCATCGCTTGTAATATTATTATATGTAGATAAATCAAAAATTTTTGATTTAAAATCATTATATAACTCTATTGGTATTTTATTACCCAAATCTGAATGATATAATATAATAAAATCTGGATTTTTTTCTATTATATCATTAATTTTATCTTTTGCTCTTGATTCGGGAAAATTATTAGGTAAATCGAATTGTATTTTTCCATCTTTATTTAATTCATAAGCAATATATTCTTGTATTCCTATTATTTTAGTTTTTGTATTACTATCATATGTAATATCTAATGTTTTTGGGTTTATTTTACTAAGAATAAATGTTATATATTCATTAAAAAAACTAAATAAATTTATTTTTTTTTTATTTAGTTTTAAAAAAAGACCTTTAGTTCTATATAAATTAAATGATTTAAAAAATTGAAATAATATTATTTGAGGTTGCATGTGTTTATAATAGTCTTCAATTAAAGGTTTATCATAATTTTTAAGAATATGTTTTAAAATATTTAAAAATTTATTCTCTTTATCCCATGTTATACTATTACGAATTAACATTTTTCTCGAATTTTCACTATATAAAAGAGCCATTAAGATAGAATTAAACCAACAAATTCCAACATCAGGATATTGAGGAATAACCTTCAAATCTTTACAAGTATCCATTACATATAATTAATAAAAAAATGAATTATTCTTTTAATAAATAAGTTAATGGAGGGTATTGAAAATCTCGGCGGAACCTGTGCTATTAATAGTATTCTTCAAATAATTATTAGAAATAATCATCTACGTTCCATTATATTAAATTCATCTACACCACCAAATACCTTTACAAATGAATTAAAAGAAATTATAGATTTAATTCATAATCAAAATAAATCAATTACACCACATAAATTCATTAATTTCTTCTTTGAAACTTTCAAAGGAATTTTTAATAGATATGAACAGATAGATATTAACGAATTATGGATATTCATTTATAATAAAATTTTCGATGAAACTGCTATACCATTACCTCCACTTCCATATATATCATCTATATATGATAAACATAATCACGAGATATATCTTCATAATAATAAGAAATCGAGTGATTTAACAACTTTAACACAAGGTTCTTTCGTTAATATTATAGAATGTTGTAATTGTAAATATAAATCATATTCATTTGAACCATTTATATCAATGTCTCTTGATATTATAGAAAATCAATCAATCGCCAATCTTATTATTAAAAGTTTGCTTCATGAATTAAGAGAAGCAGATGATTGGAGATGCGAAGGTTGTAATCAAAAATGTTCATATATAAAGATGAAAAAGATTTGGAAATTACCAAAAATCTTATTTATATCCCTAAATCGTTTTAATGAAACGTTTCAAAAAAATAATTCAAATATTTATATTAACAATCAATTAAATTTTAATGTAGAATGTATAGCAACCGCTGATAGAGACCATATATATAATATTAAAAGTTTAGGATTACATTATGGAAATTTATTAGGTGGTCATTATACGGCATTATGTAATATAGATGACTATTTCTATTTATATAATGATAGTAATGTTAATAAAATGAAAAAAGAAGATGTATATGAAGAATTAAAGAATAATAATTCTGGTTATTTAATTGTTTATGAATTAGAATGATTTGTCAATTGTCTTAAAACTTGCTAAACCTTCTTTTAATAATAAATCATGAAAATCCTTGATATTCCCACCTTTTTTCAAATAATCATCTCTTAATTTAATGATATGTAATTTCCCTACCATATATGAAACAGCTTGTGCGGGCATACATATATATCTCTCAATTTCATTTTTAATATCACTAATTTTATTAGGTAAATATGATTTCATATATTCAAATGCTTTTTTATAAGTCCAACCATAATAATTAATACCAGTATCAACAACTAAACGCATTTTTCTCAAAAGAGACATATTATTATTATCATCATAATCTTCACAATATGTTTCCATATAAAATGCGAAACCTTCAACTAATGCGGTATTAAAATATTTATAATATTTATATTTAGGAAGTTTATGATGTCTCATATAATCGAAATGATAACTATGGAGACATTCGTGCATTAATAATGAATGAACTTCATTTCTACTAATTTCATTATAATATGATAAATTTATAAAGACCTTATGTTCTAATGGTTTATAATAACCTAATGGAGCATATTTCTCATTATTCTTACTAATTATTTCAATGACAAATGTTTTTTTAGGTTTATAATGAAAATATTTATCTAATACTTCATCAAATACATATGACGCATATTTTAAACAATCATAGAACATTTCTTCGCGCGATGAATAAACATCGGTCTTTTTTTTATTAACATCTTTTAATAATTCTAATCCTTTATTATGAATTTCTTCTGGTGTTATATCTAAATATCCACAATTTTCTTTTATTAATTGAGAATAAATACTTTTACCATTTTTAATATAACATAAACCTAATTCATTTCTACAATATGGATAATAATTATTTTTAATAAAATTATATAAATTAGAATAATGTTTTAGATGTTTAATTTTTTCCATAAATTTTTTAATAATCATTTTTGGGAATGTTATTTTTAATTCTAATCCTTCCTTCGCTCTCTTTATATGTGTCTTAATTAATTCATCGAAATCTCTTTCTCTTGATTTTTTTTGAACAGCATTCTTAGGATACAATGTTTCATTATCTTCTAAAAAAATAGTTATAAAATTATTAAATGAAGAAAATAATAATAAATATATTTTAGTATCAAGTGTATGTTTATAAATATCTAATAAATATTTTAATTCAATATCTTTTGTATGCTTATATTTCTCAATTATCTTTAATTCTTCATTAATATAATCATCACTTAAATAATTATCATAATGGGATAATGTTTCATTATCTCTTTTACCAAATACAAATCTTTCAACAGGTGATAATTTAAAATTATCTTTCATAAATTTTTCATAATCGTTCATTTTCTAAATAGAATAATTATAATTATTTAAAAATAGAATATGAATATAATTTTTCCTTTAATAATATCTTTAATAATCATCTTTTTTTTAATTTTAATTTTTAATTATAATAAAGAAGATTTTGTAGGTAGTTATGACCAAAATACAATTGAAGATTTAATACCTATCATATATGAACCGTCTAATCCATATTTAAAAGAAGAATTATCAGAATATGAGATAATAGATATTTATAAGAAGATTTTACAACGTCCTCCAAATATGGATGAATTAAAATTAAAATCTTTTCAATCAAAAGATAGTTTAACAGAAGAATTATATAATTCATATGAATATGAAAAATTAACCAAAGTTCAAGATAATCTCGCAGAAGGTGGTATAGAAAGTTCGATAGCAAAAAGGAACTTATTAAGGAAAATAATAGGATTTTATAAAAAGAAATATCAAAAAGAACCGAATGATAATATGTTAATGCCTTTAAGAGATTGTTATATTCATTTAAGAACCAATCAATATTTATTTAGGGCATTTTTAGAAGCAGATAATTATTTAACATTTGAAAATGAAGTTTTAACAACTAAAACAATTACTAAAAAAATTCTTCTTGAAATTTTCAACAAATATTATAATCTTCTTGAATTAAAATTAAAAGCAGAAGAAATCATTAAAACTACTAAGGGAGGTATAGAAGATAATAAAAATGAAGTTGATGTAGAAACTTTAAAAAAAGAATTAGCAAAAATTACGAAAGAACCAACGCCAGTAGCAAAAACCGAACCTCCTCCTAATGTTTCCACTGTTAAAGATATTAATAATTATTTAAATAAACCAGCTGTTAAAGAAAGTTTCGACACAGAAGAACACGGAGATTTAAGTTCTACTATTAAGAGATATATAGAAAATGCTATTGCTTCCAATCCAAAATTAAAAAAAGAAGAAGCTCCACCAAAACCAGAAGAAAAACCTAATCAAATTAGACAAATTACGAGCGAATTACCTGAAAATAGTGAAGTTTTTGTTCGTGTTTATAATCCTATTGAATATAAACAATCTTCATATACAGGCGATGCTCGTTATAGACCTCCTATCTGTACATCATTAGGACAAAAGACATTAGAACAGCCAGTATATTTAAATACATATGGCGAAGATTTAGATAAGGCTTTTGAACAAACACAGGTAGGAAGTATAATGCCCAAATTCATTTATAAAGAATATCAAGATGTTAGAATTAAATAAATTTTTATTAAATATTAAATTTCCAACAATTATAATATCATTCAATATAATCTTGAATATATTGTCCTTAGAATATAAGAAAGATGATGTAGGTAATTCATCACTTATTTCCATAGCAAATTTATTAAGATAATTACTTACATCAAATTTTATATATATTACAGCATCTTTATTATCAATTAATAATAAATAATAAATAGCATCAATAATTTCATCTTGAAGTTCTTGATAAATCATCAAAAATATTAAAAAAAACAAAAATCATTTTTTACCTAATCGCCATTATAACATCATCGTATTCTTCGTCTGTATTACAACGACGGATGATAAATTCGGTCGCATTATCACATCTGTCATCTGCGAAATATACGACCATATATCTATCTTCTATCTCCAACACGAAATAATTTCCATTCGCACATAAGAACCAATTATCTAATCCCAATTTTGAAGAGACCAAGCAGGCAAATTCTGCGATATTACGAATGTCAATATCCAATGGTTCTTTAAAACAATAAGAGCCAACGGCAAATTCATTCGTAATAGCATACACCTTCTTGATTTCATCAACGATAATTTGAACGGAAGTCATTATAATTTTCTATTAAAATGTAGAAATCATTTTTTATTATTTTTACTTTAAAAAATGATTAATTTATTTTCATTATTTTTAATATCAAATGATTGAAATAAGTTGTTATTATATTCATACTGACGATGAACCATCATTTATAGTATTTATAAAATATGAAAAATATTTCAAGGTTATATTGAATTCATATAGATGTATAATATTATCTAATGACACATTCGCGAATATACCAAATTTAAATGAATATTATTTATTATCATTATTTACAACACGTAAAATTAATGATATTGAATTGTATAATAATAAGATGATAATGATGGTTAAATTAGATTGGAAAAAAATTAGATATACTGATCATTATTATGAGGTAGCGGTGAATATGAAAAGAGACCCATTTTTATCGAAAGAACCTGAAAGAGAAACTTCAAATAAGAAGATAAAGAAATTCGTTAAAAATTTTAATAGGTATTTTAATTAAGATATGAATATACTTTTAATAAATTTATATTCTACAAAAGATAAATTCAATAAATTTAAACAAAATTGCGATTATAATAATGCTTTTAAAGGTAAAGCAAATTTAATTGTCAAATTTTGGAAAGATAAGAAGGGAATTATATCAATTATTAAGAAAGGAAATATTAAAGGGATTATATTATCAGGTAGTGATTTTAGAATTAAAAAGGATAATAAAGGAATAGTTCCAAAACAAGTTTTTACATCTAATATACCAATATTAGGTGTATGTTTTGGATTTCAATATTTAGTTTATTATTTTTCTTCATTAGAAAATATTAAATCTTTTAAGAATTATAAAACTTATAATAAATTATTAGAAATAGATAAACCTTTTAAAATTAAAAAAACAAAATATTTATTTCATCATAATGATTATATTATTAAACTTCCTAAAAATTGGAAAACAAGTATTAAATATAAACATATAATTTATATGGGTTATAATAAAAATAAAAAATATATGGGTGTTCAATTCCATCCCGAATGTCATAAAAAATCTTCAAATCTTTTTTATTTAAAATGGTTAAAATCTATTCACAGATATACCTCATCACCACGTTCATAGATTGTAATTCTTGTGTCAATAATTTAAACGCATATGGAATTCTAACCTGAACTATATCATTCGAATTTTTACAATAATGACATTTATAAATATTCTTCTCTACATTCACAGAAGCAATCATTCCACATTCTTTACAAATGAATACTCTATAATTATCAGCACAATCTAACATCTTTTCTTTTAAGAATAATGATGAACCATGGCCAATGAAACAATCTCTCTCCATCTCTCCCAATCTCAATCCTCCGCCTCTCGCACGACCTTCGCTACATTGTCTCGTAAGCATTACAATGGGACCATTACTTCCTCTTGAATGAATTTTATCAGTAACCATATGTTTTAATCTTTGATAATAGGTGGGACCGATAAATATCTCTGTCTTAATTTGTTCGCCAGTTCTTCCATTATACATAATCTCATTACCATATTTCTCTAATCCATTATTTTCTAAATGTTTCGCAATATCTTCCACAGAACATCCTGAAAATGGCGTAGCATCTCCATTAGCTCCTATTTTACATCCAACCTTACCCATAATACATTCCATTAATTGCGCCATCGTCATTCTCGATGGAATAGCATGAGGATTGATAATAATATCTGGAACAATTCCTTCTTTTGTAAAAGGCATATCTTTATGGTCATATATCATTCCTAAACTTCCCTTTTGAGCACTTGTGCTTGCTAACTTATCTCCAATTTCCGGTTTTCTATTTTTTCTAATACGAATTTTACAGAACTTATAACCTTCGCTATTAGTTCCTACATAATTCATATCAATATATCCATCATCATTAGCTTTCATAGAAATACTATTATCTTGATAATTGATTTTACCATTTGCCTTTCTGGGCATTACCTTTCCAACAATTACATCACCGTTCTCAACATATGTATTCTTAGGACAGAAACCATCATCATCCAATTTATCATATGATAAATTTTTAACATTACATAAATTTTTAGGATTAGTGAATATTTCTTCTTCGCTTGAACTATGGTTCTTGCTACATTGGTCTCTAATAATCTTATAATAAGTGCTTGTAAATAATCCCCTGTCTAATGCCGATTTATTAATCATAATACTATCTTCTTGATTAAATCCAGTATGTGTCATAATAGCAACAATCGCATTCACACCCGAAGGCAATTCATCAGAGTATGTATATTTAGATAATTTAGTAGAAACGATGTGTCTTTGAGGATAATTAATAATATTTCCCATAGTATCAGTTCTATTATTGAAATTGCTCATATAAATTCCTAATGCTTGTTTTCCCATAGCACAATTACTAACGGTGAAACCAGAACCACCGATGAAGCTATGATAATCACCATTTTCAATTGTTAAATCACTAATTCTATTATTAGTATTAATGAATTTCATTAAGAAAGGAATGAATATGATATTTCCTTTACATTCAATTAAATTCGTGAATTCTTCTAATGTATATTTCTCCATAATTTCATCATTTCTATAAGTTTCTAATAAGTAATTTGAATATTCTGTTTTAATAGCTAATTCTTGAAGTTTCTTAATATTATAGCGAACACCAATATTAATATCTTTAAATTCATCCATTAAAATGTTAATATGCTCATTCTTGACATTTCTATTAGCAAGATAACCAGCGAGATATTCTCTCTTAACTAATTTACTAGATTTATATAACCATAAATATAATTTAGAAATCAAATTATTTACGATTATACGAAAGTGAATATCATTTAGTCCATTCTTAAATCCAATCATAATAATATCCTTTTCATATTCTTCTTCATCTTCTTTTGTTAAGAAGATTAAATTATTCATTTGATAATATCCAACTAAACGAGCAATTACAGGCATATAATAATCATCATTATTAAGATTATCTAAGATTTTAATAATTTCAATTGGTGTATTATCAATATAATCTGTTTGAATATGAATTCCTAATTTCATAGTATTATCTAAATCTTTCACCTTAATCCAACCTTGATTAGTCATGAAATCATGGTCATAAGTTGCTGAAATAGTTCTTCCAGAAATAATCTTAATATTATAAACGATTTTATTAGTAATTCTATTATAATGATATACGACTTTAGAACATGTTGTTTTCATATCTGCGGGATTGAAGCAAATTACCTCATCGCCAATTTTAATATCACGAATAAATTTATAATTACCATTACTTAATAATACTTTTTCTAATTCTCCCAAACATTGATAACAATTTCTAGGAGATTGATTATGATCACTGAAAGGAATATTAACTCCTAAAATTCCATTCATCAAACTTGGATGAATTTCACAATTTGTATATCTAATAGGCATATAATTTCCACTAATTTTCTT